TATATAATAAAATGACAACCCTATTACCTGGCACTGTTGTTTGATGTAGTAGCCCGGATAATATATTTTGCCCGTTCAGCCTTGTTTAACCAACAGCCTACCGGTATATTATCACCAGGCACCTTTTAAAATCTATTGCATTTAATTTAAATTTAGAATAATAATAAAGAAAGTCCAAAACTTCACAATCACACTTACAAAACAAACATAAATAAACATTAAAATACTTCCGAGAAGTAGTCCAACTCACACTCCTCATACGATAGAGCAACCCACGGTCTCCCGACTTCACTAAGCGCATCATTGATGGCACGCTTATGCTTAATGAAGTAATTCTTTCCCCAATGATACGAGAACCTCAAACTATTGTTCAGATTCTCATACATGGCTCCCAAATCATCTGGTCCCTTTCGTATCCAATTCGTTAGCTCTTGAATCGTGTCTTGGTCAATTGGAGCTAATATCAATTGATCATAGTCGCTGTGTTTGAAAAAGCGCCGCTTTAAAAATGTTATATCCTCTAAGCGCTCAAAAACAAACTCTCTGCCATCTTTTCTTGCCGACCCATATGTTATCCCACGATTGGATAACCAGGAACATATTCTCTGTGGATAGAAAAACTTTGCTGCTGCATCTGATACTGCTATCACGTTGTCGTCACCATAAATCGTGTCACGTGTGTCTCCCCTATAGGTGACATCAATCATTTCACTCCTCATGTAGTGCCCATAATTCAATTTCCTCTGCTCACACAAAAACTCAATTTTAAGGTTGAGAAATGTGCACACCATAATCAATTCATTACAGATCGTATTCACATCCACGGTTAATATATTCCCGCTTGGGTTCCCCATTAGTGTTTGAAACACTAGATTGATTAACACTGATGTTGTATGTGTCATCTCATCAAAGTACACTGCACGGCATACTTGTGTTTCCGCAAATGTGAGGGGAATCACATCCACTAGTCCTGTTGAAAATCTATTTATGGGCAACAATGTTATGCCCGGGGTGGTAGATTTCTTCACCCATTCTTCGAAGGTTCCATACTTCTGCTGTTTGAACTCGCAGTAACTCATTAGTCCATTTGCCATTGCATTTTCAAAATACATTACATAGTTCCAGTGATTATACCA